CTGGCACTTTTAAGAAGGGTGGTCGAGTCAAGAAAATGGCAGAAGGCGGAGAAAGTACCTACGCTCGTGACATCGCAAACAACAGCGTTGATCCGAAGGTAATTACTGACAAAGCTAGCCGTGAGCTTGAAGAGGCGTTAAATCCTATAAGCATGGTAAAAGAGGCTTACACCAAGGCTAAAAACTATATCACTGGTAAACCCGCAGATGTTAAAAAGACAACTGTAGTTACGAGTGAGAAAGTTAAAAAGCATGGTGGTTCTGTAAAGTGCTAAACCTGAGAGGGGGCTTAGGCTCCCTCTTTTTCTAAGGAGTAAAAAATGGCTGATGCAGTCACAAGTCAAACGCTCATGGATGGCGAGCGCGTTGCAATTATGAAATTCACAAATATCAGTGATGGCACTGGTGAGACTGCGGTTACAAAAGTAAACGTGGCAAATTTAGCTAGAAGTGGTTTTAATCAAGCATGTACAGGCGTTACTGTTACAAAGATTACTTCTGTATGCCACGGCATGGAAGTAAGAATGTATTGGGATGCAACTACTGACGTTCCATTCTTTTTAGGCACTGTAAACACTAATTACGAAAATGATTTTTCCAAAATTGGTGGCATTACAAACAATGCTGGCGCAGGTAAAAATGGAAACATTGTGTTTAGCACCTCAGATGCAACTGCTGGAGACACATACACAGTTGTTCTTGAGATGGTGAAATCTTACGCTTAAGGGAAATCATGCCTTTAATTAAATCCAAATCTGAAAAAGCGTTCAAGAAAAACATAGCAACTGAAGTCAAAGCAGGCAAACCTGTCAAGCAAGCAGTTGCAATTGCCTATAGCACCAAGCGTTCTGCCCCTGCACCTAAAAAGATGTGCGGTGGCGGTAAGTCTGGTTGGTAAGCCATGACTAAGAAAGGTCTATATGCCAACATCCAAGCCAAGCGTGAAAGAATTGCTGGAGGCTCTGGTGAAAAAATGCGAAGAGTTGGTAGCGAAGGTGCGCCCACTAACAAAGCTTTCAAAGAGTCAGCCAAAACCGCCAAAAAAATGAAAGAGGGTGGAGTCTCTCTAGCGGTTGGACGCGGAGAGAAGTTACCTGTTTCTAAGGGTGCTGGACTTACCGAAAAGGGTCGCGCTAAGTACAATCGAGAAACAGGTTCTAACCTAAAAGCACCTCAACCACAAGGTGGAGCACGCAAGGATTCCTTCTGTGCACGCATGAGTGGAGTTGTGGAACACGCCAAGGGTGACGCACCAAGAGCGAAAGCATCGCTCAAGCGTTGGAACTGCTCTGGCTGGTAAAGGAAAAAGATGGCTTACTCGAACACAATTGGTCAGACAGTCATTCAGGTTCAGACTCTGATTGACCATGGTGCTCGCCGTTGCGGAAAGCTTGCTGAGGAGTTGACCTCTGAACAGCAAATCTCTGCCAGAGAAAGCCTGTACTTCCTTCTTTCCAACCTCGCTAACCGCGGGATTCAGTATTGGGCGATCAACAAGGAAATTTTCGGTCTACAAGCCGACAAAATGACCTACAAGCTACCCAAGGGTTCAGTAGAAGTTTTGAACGCCTTGTACCGCCGTATGAACCGTCCTACCCCCAATAACACTGGTGGGTACGCATCAAGTGCTGGTGGAACTGTTGCAAACGCTTTTGACAGTAATGTTTTAACTGCTTGCACCCAAACATCGACTAATGGCAACATTTCCGTTGACTTTGGCACTGACAACCCTGTCTACATTGGCTCAATTGGCTATTTGCCCAACACATCAGGCGTGCTTTCGCTGATTTATGAGTATTCTCTTGATGGAATTACGTGGAGCACCTTGCTTGACCTTGGTGAAATCACTGTTGAGAACGGCGTTTGGATATGGAATGACATCCAAGCAGGTCAAACGGTGCAGTATTACCGTGCAAGAGCCTACAACAGCACAACTTTGAACGTTGATGAGCTTTATTTCGGCAATAACTCGACCGAAATCACGATGGCGCGCCTAAATCGTGACGATTACACCAATTTACCGAACAAAAACTTCACTGCAAATCAGCCTTTTCAGTTTTGGTTTGACAGAACGATTCCTGAGCCAACGATTTACTTGTGGCCCGTCCCCTCAGACCCATTTGTGCAGATGACCGTGTGGTATTCGCGCCAAATCATGGATGTGGGCGAGCTGTATGGTGAGCTGGAGATACCCCAACGCTGGTATGAAGCAGTTCAGATGATGCTAGCTCACAGGATGAGCTTGGAGTTGCCTGCGGTTGACGTAGCGCGCATCCAATACCTCGAGAAAATGGCTGACAAGTACCTCTATGACGCCGAGCAGGAAGAAAGAGACAAAAGTCCCGTGTACTTTGCACCTAATATTTCGGTGTATACAAGATAAAATGTATTACACAACATACGCTCATTACAAGCCAGATGGCTCGATCTTTTACGTTGGTAAAGGGTCTGCAAAGCGTGCCCACAGCTCTGCTGGACGTAATGTTGCGTGGAAAAGGACTGTTGCAAAGTATGGCAACTTCAAGACTGAAATTTTGGCAAGCTGGCCTACTGAAAAAGATGCCTTTGATCACGAGATTTTTTTGATTGACACTTTTAGAAACATGGGACACAAGCTGGTAAATATTTCCAGCGGTGGTGAAGGTTCTCGCGGGTTTCGTCATACCGAAGAACATAAAGAATTCAAAAAGCAAATGATGCTTGAGCGCAATCCAATGTCGAATCCGCAATTGCGTGAAAAGCAAAAACAGGCTTTATCGGTAGCGATGAATCGACCAGAAGTTCGGTTGCATCAAAGTCAAACAAGACTTGGAAAAAAACTTTCAGCATCTCATGTTGAGTCTTTGAAAAATTGTCATCCAATGCGCCCATGCGTTATCAATGGCGTTGAATACAAGTCGCTGATGGAGGCTTCTCGTGCGATTGGGGTGCTTCATGGCACTCTGTATCGTTGGTTAAATAATCAAAATGTGACGCACAGCAAAAAATATAGTCATATTACTGAATGCAGGTGGATTTGATATGCCAAAGTTCCTCGATACGCTAGGGAATTCAGACATAGCGATTGCGGTGTGCGACAGGTGCAAGATGAAGAGGGCGCACTCGGTGATGAGGAGCGACCCGAACTTCCCCGGGCTTCAAGTGTGTGACCAAGGCTGTGCCGACCAGTTCGACCCCTACCGCCTGCCTGCTCGCAAGACTGAGCGCATCAACATCCGCTTCCCTCGCCCTGACTTGAGCGTCGCGGTGGAGAACAATCAACTTATCACTGGGGGCTATGGCGCCTACATAATCTCGACTCAATCGAGTTCCGCAACACCACAAGAAGACGGTAACGTCGACGGTATCGTTCAACAGCCTTGATATGTCATCAGTACAAGTCACCATTACCCAACTCCCCACGGCTGGCCCGATCCTCGGGACTGAGTCAGTTCCTATCGTACAAAACGGACAAACCGTCCAAACTACGACTGGTGCGATCTCATCCTCAAACTTCTCTAGCCAGAGTTTCCTAACGGTAGTCAATGAACCCACGCTAGCTAACAGCCAGTACCTATCCTCTGGAACTGGTATTGGATTGGTCAACAATGGCGCGCAGTCCTACCTTCGGATCACCCTGAACGGCACTTCTGGCAGTCTAGAGAGTGCTGGAAACGGGTTTGCGGTCAAGGTTTCTGGGTCAATCGTCCCACGCAACATAGCTGTTACAGGTAGCGGTCTGAGCATCACAGATGGGGATGGGCAAGCAGGTAACCCAACGATCAGCCTAAGCGGTCTTCCAGCGTCTTTGGCAGGAATGTCAGGCTCAGGGTTAGTCACGGTGCTTTCAGGCTCTACGTTGACGCCTAGAGCGATTGATGGGGTGGCAAACCAGACATCGGTGACGAATGGGAATGCGTTTGCAGGGAACCCGACGATAGGGTTGGCGAGCGACGCGGTGTTCCCCGGCGTCGGGGCGGTCACCCTTCCCATCGGCACTCAAGCCCAACAACCCGCAGGCTCCGACGGTCAAATCCGCTTCAACAGCACCGATGGGCGCTTTGAGGGCTTTGGCAACGGTACTTGGAACGCCTTCTCCCAAGGCGGTATTACCCTAATCAACACTGGCACTGGGTTGACGGGGGGGCCGATCACGACGACGGGAACCATCTCGATTGACACCTCCGTTGTAGCCACCCTCACTGGTACTCAGACGCTCACCAACAAAACCATCTCTGGTTCGAGCAATACCCTTACCAATATTGGCAACAGTAGCCTCACCAACAGCTCTATAACCATCAACGGTTCTGTTGTTAGCTTGGGTGACTCTGTTAGCGTTGGAACCGTAACTTCTGTATCTGGAACAGGCACTGTCAACGGGTTAACCCTAACAGGATCAGTTACCACTAGCGGAAGTTTGACTCTGGGTGGTACGCTGAGCAATATTGACAACAGCGCATTGACCAACAGCTCGATCACGATTAACGGATCATCAGTAAGTTTGGGTGGCTCGATTACAGTCACAGCCACAGCCTCTAATGCCTTGACCATAGGCACTGGCTTGACGGGCACGAGCTATAACGGCTCTGCCCCAGTCACCATCGCTATTGACTCGACAGTTGCTACGTTGACTGATTCACAGACACTGACCAACAAGTCGATGTCTGGTGCAAGCAATACCTTCACTAATATCCCTAACTCAGCGCTCACAAACAGCACTATTTCAGGGGTAGCGCTTGGATCAAATCTCTATGCTTTGACCATCGGGACAGGACTATCAGGCGGAAGCTATGACGGTTCAGGGATAGTCACAGTCGCCATAGACTCGACCGTAGCTACTTTGTCTGGTACACAAACCCTGACAAACAAGTCAATCAGCGGATCAACCAACACCCTGACCAACATTCCAAATAGCGCGCTGACTAACTCGTCTGTGACTATTGGATCGACGAATGTAGCATTGGGCGGTACGGTTACCACCTTAGCTGGTTTGACATCGATCACGTTGACGCAAGACCCAGTGTCTGATTTGCAGGTAGCGACCAAACAGTATGTGGACTCGATTGCGTCTGGACTGAACTACCACCAACCAGTTAACTACGCCTCAGTAGCGGCGCTACCGTTATACGTCTACAACAACGGCGCGTCTGGCGTAGGAGCGACCATTACTGCTGTAGCGAATGGCGCGCTATCCTTTGGTGGAGGCTCTCCCACTGCTGGTCAGCGCCTGCTGGTCAAGGATGAGGCAGGTGGGAATCAAGCGTATAACGGCGTTTATACCGTTACCCAAGCAGGAAGTGCAGGAACTCCATTTATTCTGACTCGTGCTACTGACTATGACACCAGTGGAACGGGAACCAATGAGATCGATGCTGGCGACTATGTTTTGGTTTTGTCAGGAACAAATGCTTCGACTGCATGGGTTCAGCAAACGCCTCTACCTATCACAGTTGGTACTACAGCACTGGTTTTCCTCCAGTTCAACTCTCCGATCACTTACACCGCAGGAACAGGTTTAAACCTATCTCCAGCGACGACGTTCAACATCTCCAACACTGGGGTAACTGCGTCTACATATGGTTCTGCAAGTCAATCCTTGACTTTGGCTATCAATGCTCAAGGTCAAATCACAAGCGCAAGCGCTCAGTCCATTTCCATCAACGGCAACCAGATCACCTCTGGAACCGTGGGTTCTGCCTACATTTCAGGCTCCTACACAGGAATCACAGGGGTAGGAACGCTCACCGCAGGAACTTGGAACGCGACTGCGGTTGATCCAGCGTATGGCGGTACAGGAATATCCACATACACCACTGGTGACCTGCTCTACGCTTCAGGTACTACGACCCTCTCCAAGCTCACTCTGGGGACTTCTGGGTACGTTCTAACCGCAGGATCATCTACTCCTCAGTACGTAGCTCAGAGCACCCTTTCGGTGGGTTCTGCAACAACTGCAACCACAGCTACAAACGTGGCAGGTGGTTCGACTGGTGCTTTGGTTTACCAGACAGCATCTTCTACGACATCTACCCTAGCTTTGGGAACATCTGGGTATGTTCTGACGGCTGGAGCGTCTGCACCTAGTTACGTAGCTCAGAGCACTTTGTCGGTGGGAAGCGCAACAAACGCAACAAACACAGCTATTACTGCTAACAGCACGAACGCTGACTACTACATAACGGTTGTCAGCGCCAATACAGGAAATCTTCCCCAATTGGTTGCAACAGGGCTGACAGCAAACCCCTCCACAGGTAAAATTACCTCTGGAGTTTCAGGAGGAACTTTCTAAATGTCTGCAACAGGCTACACCCCAATATCGCTGTACTACAGCACAACAGCCTCTGCTGTTCCTGTTAACACTAATCTTGTTAACGGTGAGTTGGCTTTAAACATTACAGACAAGAAGCTCTATGCAAAGGACAACACTGGAACAGTATTCTTGCTCGCATCTGAAGCAGGAACATCAGGAACTGTCCAATCTGTCTCTGTAGTCTCGACTAACGGTTTTGCAGGCACTGTAGCAACCGCAACGACTACACCTGCAATTACCCTCACTACGACCATTACAGGTGTTTTAAAGGGCAATGGGACGGCGATCTCCGCGGCGGTCTCAGGCACAGACTACGCCCCAGCAACTTCTGGAACATCGATTCTGTATGGAAACGGTTCTGGCGGATTTAGTAGCGTCACGATCGGAAGTGGCGTCTCTTTTGCTGGCGGTACGTTGTCAGCAACTGGTTCTGGGGGTACAGTCACGAGTGTGAACGTATCAGGAGGTACGACAGGTCTGACCACGTCAGGGGGGCCTATCACGGGATCAGGGACAATCACTCTTGCTGGAACTTTGGCTTTGGCAAACGGTGGAACAGGCGCTACAACAGTGTCTGGTGCACAAACAAATCTTCAGGTCGACCCAGCAGGTACGGCAGTCGCAATGGCAATCGCGTTAGGATAAAACATGGCAACTAATACATTCAAATCTTATGCAAGCAAGAACGTAGGCACATCCGCGGCGACGGTCTACACCTGCCCAGCATCCACACAGACAACCTTAATTGGTTTGTCCATGGCTAACACATCAACCTCACCCATCACGACAGATGCGTACATTACCCGCTCAGCGGTTAACTACTATCTAGTCAAGGGTGCTACGGTTCCTGTGGGTGGATCATTGGTGATTGTTGGCGGTGACCAAAAGGTTGTGATGCAAGCGGCTGATGTGTTGTACATCTTGAACAGCGCCGCGACTTCTGGTGACTGCTTTGCTTCGTTGCTGGAGATCAGTTAATGTCTTATATAGGCAATACCAACATAACTCAAGGATTTATTCCTGCCATTGATTACTTCAGTGGTAACGGTAGTACGACCGCATTTACGCTGTCTCGCCCAGTTGCGTCTGTGGCGCAGGTGCAGGTTGTTATCGACAACGTAGCCCAGAATCCCAGTTCAGCCTACACAGTCAGTAGCAACACTATCACGTTCACTTCTGCTCCACTGAGCGGGACTAACAACATTTATGTTTACTACACAAGCCCTATAACTCAGGTAATTGCACCGGGTCAAAGCACAGTAGGACTTACGCAATTAACAGCCACAGGTACAGCAAGTTCATCCACATATTTGCGTGGTGACAATACTTGGGCTACGGTTGCTACACCGTCTGCCGCTACGCCTACTGTGTTGGGTACTGTGTATGGAAAACAAACAGCAAGCGGTGCATCACCTTATTTAACTGCTTACGGATATAACGCTGGTAATTCAGTAACATCGGCTGGCGGTATTACAGCGATTGGATTTGAAGCCGCTTCGTCAGTTGTTAGTGGCTCTACTGTTGGAACAACTGCTGTTGGTTACCAAGCATTAAAAAGTGCAACTGATTCAAATACGGCACTTGGATATCAAGCAGGCTTTTCAACAACGACTCAGTATAACGGAACCTTTATTGGACACCAAGCAGGGTACTCAAACGTTGCAAATAATAACACCGCTGTTGGTTTTGAAACGTTTAGAGGTGGAACATTATCACAAAATGTTGCAGTTGGTTGTCAAGCCATGTATACAGGTGGTAACAACGACAATGTGGCGATTGGTTTTCAAGCCCTGTATACCGAAGGTAATACTGGTAATGGTCAGAATGTAGCGATAGGTTCTGGTGCAAGTAAATTAACGCAGTCTTCTGCCTATAACAATGTGTATATGGGCTTTAGGGCTGGTTATGTTGCAACAACAGGGAATGGAAATACAGTTATTGGTGCTACCGCTGGAACAAACTATACAACGGGAAGCGGTGCAACAATCATTGGAAATAATGCTGGTGCTAGTTTAACTACTGGTGGTGCTGGCACATATATTGGCGCAAATGGTATAGCGTCATCAGGTGGTGTAAATAGTGAAATTCTAATTTGCACAGGTGGCGGCCCAACTGCTAAAGGTGCAAATACAGGCTACATATGGCCCAATGGTGGTGGCGTATACCAAGGCAATAATTCTTCTTCATGGTCAACCACATCCGACCAACGTCTTAAAAAGAACATTGTTGACAACACCGAAGGCTTGGACAAGATAGTTCAAATTCGTGTGCGTAACTTTGAATACCGCACGGCAGATGAAGTAACCGAATTACCAGCGCATACAGTTATTGACAAACAAGGCATTCAACTTGGCGTTATTGCTCAAGAGTTGCAAGAAGTATGTTCAGATTGCGTAAAAGAAGAATCAACTGGCGTTTTAGCAGTAGATTCAGACAACATCTTTTGGCACATGGTCAATGCAATCAAAGACCTCAAAGCAATTAACGACACACAAGCCGAAACAATCAACGCACTAACCGCTCGCATAGAAGCGCTGGAGAACAAATAATGCCTATCAGTACGATTGACTCAAAAGGGCTAACAAGCCCACTAACCAGCGGTGTAACTACAAACACGGTTACGTCTGCATCTGCTACTGCGCTAACTTTGCAGTCTGCTGGCACTACTGCGGTAACTATTGATACTTCACAGAATGTGGGGATTGGTACTGCTAGTCCAGTAAGCAAACTTAATGTAAATGGTGGCTCTGTTACTTTGGCAGAAACTACTACTGGCGCATACAACATTGATTTTCAATCTAGAACTGCGTCAACAAATGCCCGTATTCAGTATGACCAATTAACTAACACTACTGGTCAATTACTTTTTTATACAAATGGTGGCTCGTTAACAGAGCGTATGCGTATCGACTCCAGCGGTAGCGTTTTAATTGCAAATACAAACACCAATCCATCACCAAATAACGTATATGGAATTGCTTTAAATCGTGATGCTAATGGAAACTATTACGCTGGTTGTGGACAATTTTCAGCAAATGGAACTGCCGCCCTCATTCTGAATAGAGGTTCAGATGATGGTCAAACAATGCAATTTAGAAGAACTGGAAGTAACGTAGGAAACATTTCAGTTACAACTACTGCTACCTCGTATAACACATCCTCCGACTATCGCTTAAAGCACGATATCGTTCCGATGACTGGTGCGCTTGCAAAAGTTGCCGCACTTAAACCTGTGACATACAAATGGAACTCTGACAACAGCGACAGTGAAGGTTTCATTGCCCATGAACTTGCCGAGGTTGTGCCTCAATGTGTGACAGGCGAAAAAGACGCAGTAGACGCTGACGGAAATCCTAAGTACCAAGGCATTGACACATCATTCCTAGTAGCAACACTAACAGCGGCTATCCAAGAACTCAAAGCCCTCGTTGACGCACAAGCAACAGAGATAGCAGAACTCAAAGCAAAGGTGGCTCCATGAGTTACATAGGCAACGCCCCCATATCAGCCGCCTTCCTTGTAGATACATTCTCAGGGACAGGTAGCCAGACTGCTTTTACTATGACGGTCGCACCTGCGAATACGTCATCCATCATTGTTGCCATTACAGGCGTACTGCAAGACCCGAGCACATACTCTGTATCAGGCACAACCCTGACCTTCTCTGCCGCTCCACCAAGCGGTACAAGCAACATCAGCGTTAGATACCTTGGCATCCCAGCAAGCGGAGTAACGACTACAGCCTACAGAACCGTAACGAACACAACAGCTACGGCAGGACAAACATCATTCACCATTCCTTCTTACACAGTGGGATACGTGGACGTACACAGAAACGGTGTCTATCTACCAACATCAGACTACACAGCCACAACAGGAACGACAGTAGTTCTGAACAACGCGGCAACAGCAGGTGACACCATCACCACTGTGAGTTTCTATGTAAGTTCGGTGTTGAATGCTATTCCTGCTACTGCGGGTAGCGTAAGTACAAGTTATTTAGTAGATGGGTCTGTGACTCAGGCTAAGTTGGCTACAGGTGTGGCGGGTAATGGGCCAGCGTTTAGTGCAACTACACTTACAGGACAATCTTTGCCAAATGGTACTTTTACAAAAATTCAATTTAATGTAGAAACTTTTGACACAAACTCAAATTACGACCCAACAACTAATTATCGTTTTACGCCTACTGTGGCGGGATACTATCAAATAAACGGCAATATAGCGTTTGTCGGTTCTGCTTCAGGTTATGTTCAAGTGGGAATATATAAAAATGGCGGAATATTTATTCAAGGAAGTATGGGAACAAACAATACAGCTATTGGTGGCCAAGCTAATGCATCGGCCGTTATATTTTTAAATGGCTCTACTGACTATGTAGAATTTTATGGTTGGCAAGGTTCAGGAGGCGCTTTGGCTTTGAACCCTGGAACTGGACAGAATACTTTTAGTGGTGCAATGGTAAGGAGCGCATAAATGACTAATGCTGTCGCACTCGCACAGGGTGCATCAAACAACGTAACGATGCGAGGTAGCAAATGACAAATGCAGTCTATCTAGCAAGTCTTGTTAACTCAAGCGGAAACAACGTAACCCTACAAGGCGGTGTAGTAGGCTCAGGTACAGGTATAGCCTTTCCAGCCACACAGGTAGCATCATCTGACGCAAACACATTGGATGATTATGAGGAAGGGACTTGGACACCGGGTGCGGCATCAAGTAGTGGTTCCATAACAAGTTATACGTCTAATGGTTATTATATAAAAATCGGCAGACAAGTTTTTGTAAGTGGAATTATCACTATAACAAACGGTGGAACTGCTGGTGGTGCGATACAAGGCAGTAATTTACCCTTTACATCTGTTAATTTTGTCAATAGTGTTTACAGAACGGGTATTGGAATTGTTAGAGAAAATGCAGTAACTGGTCTTTATTATGGAGGTTATGTAACCTCGAACACAACAAGTTTTGTAATTGAGCAAATAACTAATGCAGTTAATTACACAAATATCTATGCTTATAACTTTTCATTCACATACGAATCTGCCTCATAAGGAACACACATGGCATTCACAGAAACCAAAGTAATTGACCAAATCACAGTCACTGAAAACGGCACAGTCTTGTATCGGGAAGCAACACGCATCCTAAAAGATGGTGAGCAGATAGCACAGACATACCATCGTACAAGCCTAACACCAGCACAAGACTTAACAGGTCAACCAGCAAATGTAGTGGCAATATGTAATGCCGCATGGACGCAAGAGGTGGTGGCGGCTGATCAGGCACAGGTAGCACAACAAACCCAGCCATGAACGCCCAAATCGATTTGGTCACAAATAAACTGAACGGCAAACAATATGTCGGGCAGACCATAAACCCTCATTTGCAAAGAGGGCATGGACGCATTATGCGTAGTGCATATGCAAAACATGGGTTTGACAGTTTTACTTATGAGCCGATTTGCCGAGGAATAGACAACAGAAACACCTTAAATTGCATAGAGCGTTTTTGGATTAAGGTAATGGACACCATAGTCCCTAATGGCTACAACATCGATATGGGTGGCACACAAGGCTCTACATGGACAGAAGAGCGCAGGAAGCAGACTAGCTTAGCCAGAAAAGGCAAGAAGTTAAACAGACCTCTTGGTAGCAAATCTGGCATGAAGGGCAAAAAATACCCAGAAGAGGGAAAGCGCAAGTTGTCTGAAATTATGAAGGGCAACAAGTATGCTTTGGGGGTATTCCCAAGCGAGGAAACAAGAGCGAAAATGTCGGCAAGCCAAAAAGCAAAAGCCGCATCGTTCTGTGTTCATCCTAATGCTGGCAAAAAGGCATCAGAAGAAACAAAAGCAAAAATGCGTCAAGCTAGAGCTAGACGGATTTACACAGAAGAAGACAAGAAAAAAATCAGTGAAGCAGTTACTGCTTGGCATAAAAAACGTAAGGAAGAATCATGGCACTGACGCAGGTTGACGGTGGTTTATTAAGCCCTACTAATGGGCAGTTCTATGGCATGAAGTCAAGAATCATCAATGGTGCGATGGTGATAGACCAGCGTAATGCGGGGGCTAGTGTTACATTTAATGATGGTGTATTTCCTGTTGACCGCTGGCGTTCTTCTTGTTCGCAAACATCCAAAGCAACAGCACAAAGGTCTACAACTGCAC